AGTGTTATAAGTTGGTGCGGAAGAAATGCTATTAATGGTTTAATGTACGGCAATGGCGGACTTAAATGTTGGCCTAAGGAACATGTATTAAATATGCGTACACACGAAAATGCAGATCCAGGCAATGTTGCAGCACAAGTTGATTTTTGTTGGGATCTTAAATACATACAGCAAAATAGTTGTTATAGTGAAGTTTATAATAACGAAACACCTCAACAGGCATGGCGTGCTGGGTTCCGTGAAGGTGTTAAAATGGCACTTGACCGTGGAGCAAAACTAAACAAAGAACAGTTCTTAAAAGGTCATTGGAAAAACTTACATAGACTATGGATTTGGTTAATGGTTGGTGCTGATGTAGACAATGGATTATGGGCAATATACGGAGCAAGAGAAGGATTGTATATGACAATGTGTACAAACTGGGATTTTGTAAATGTGAGAGATTTTGAATATCTAAACACTATGTGGAAAGATAAAAAAGATTCAACAACAAACGAACTTATTGAAGCAATTGAAATTTTAGGTGCAACAATTATAAATGAATTAGAAATACCTATAGCACAAGCACCTTTAGATGAACAACAAAGTAAATTCTTTAAAACAGTTTATAAGAACCCAAGTAGAAACCCTCAACAACAGTTTGTGATTGACCCTGAGTAATGGATGATTTAAAACTATTAAAACCTGTTAAAGAAGAACTAGATAGTATTGGTTGCGGAATGTGTCTTGCAAAATGGACACAAGTTACCATACATTTAGGTCCAGGTATTACACATAGTTGCCATCATGTAGGCGCACATAAGATACCTTTAGACGAACTTAAAAATAATCCTAACGCATTGCATAACACTATTGAAAAGAAAATGCGTCGAAAAGAAATGCGCGAAGGCAAGCGTCCTAAAGAGTGTGACTACTGTTGGCGCATAGAAGATAACACACAAGAGTATAGTGATAGAGTTTGGAAAAGTTCTGCAAACTGGAGCCAAGTAGATAAAGAACTAATTTTTAACAGTGATCCAATGGATGACATTTATCCTAGATATGTTGAAGTTAGTTTTAGTAATGTATGTAATTTTAAATGTTCATATTGTGGACCTGCGTTTAGTAGCAAGTGGACTGAAGAAATTAAATCAAAAGGTCCGTACAAACTATATCAAACACATTACAATGGTATAAAAGAATCAGAAGTTTCGTATCCTAATAGAGAAGACAATCCGTATATTGAAGCATTTTGGAAATGGTTTCCTCAAGCTGTAAAACATATGTATACCTTCCGTATTACAGGAGGAGAACCTTTACTAAGTAAGCACACATTCAAAGTAATTGATTATCTGTTAGAAAACCCACAACCAAACTTGCATTTTGCAATAAACACAAATGCATGTCCACCGGGCGACTTATGGAAAACTTTTGTTGAAAAGATTAAACAGTTAGAAGACACTAAGTCAATAAAATATTTTTCGTTGTATTCTAGTGCTGAAAGTTTTGGCAAACATGCAGAGTATAGTAGAGATGGTATGGATTGGGAGTTATTTTCTAAAAACTTAAGATACTTTCTCGATAATACAACTACATCAGAACTAATGTTAATGAGTGCTGTTAATATTTTAGGCTTACCGTCGTTAACAACATATTTAAGATTTGTATCAAAGTTAAAAGAGGGCAATATTAATAGGATTATTGCAGACTTTGCATATGTAAGACACCCTGAATTTTTAGATATTAAAATTGCAGACAAAATAACGATTGACAAATACCTAAAGACTAGTATACAATATATGATTAGTAAAAAAGAAAAATTTAGTGATTATGAATACATTAAATTAAATCGTATATACGAAGACTGTGTTGCTAGATTTAAAAAAGATATTGACGTATCAAAAGAAAGGATACAATTTTTACAGTTTATAAATGAGTACGATAAACGTAGAGGAAAAAACTTTACTGAAGTGTTTCCAGAATATAACAACTTTGTAAAGGTTTGTGAGAAAAATAATGATTAGTTTTAACGATGCATATAGTAAAATAAACTGTAATGTTAGATACGATATTGCTTTTATAAGTTATAACGAGAAAGAAGCTGATCGTAATTGGAACAGTCTATTAGAAAAATATCCTTTTGCAAAACGTACACACGGTGTAAAAGGAATTCACCAAGCACATATTGAAGCTGCAAAACTTGCATCTACTCCGATGGTTTATATAGTTGATGCTGATGCACATATTGTAGATGATTTTGATTTTAGTTATATTCCGCCAACAAATTATAGAGATGCTGTACATGTATGGAGAAGCCAAAATCCTATAAATGGATTAATATACGGATATGGAGGAATAAAACTATTTCCAAGAAATGCAACTATTAATATGGATACTAGTAAACCAGATATGACTACTAGTATTAGTGACAACTTTGTGCTTATGGATGAAGTTAGTAACACTACAGCATTTAACGTTGACGAATTTAGTACTTGGCGTAGTGCATTTAGAGAGTGTACAAAACTAGCAAGCAAAATTATTGACAGACAAAATGAGGAAGAAACAAATGAAAGATTACGAATTTGGACAACAGTGGGAGGAGATGCTCCCTTCGGCGAATATGCTATTAAAGGTGCTTGTGCTGGCAGGAAGTACGGGCTTTCTAATGGCGCTGATCTTCAGTTGATAAACAACTTCGAATGGTTAAAGGAACAATTTGATGCAGACGTTTGAATTATTAGATAGATTAGAATTACTGTATCCTACTAACAGTAAATTAGCAGATTTGCGTAGAGCATATATTGATAAGGATTTAAGTAGTATTTTTAGATTAGTAGATGCTGATGAAGAATTGCGAAAAGCTATAATTGATAAAAATTTACATAGTATTTTTAGAATATTAGATAATGAAGAGTTACGCAAAGCAGTAATTGAAAAAAACTTACATAGTATTTTTAGACTACTTCCTAATAAAGTGTCTGGAGAAATAGAAGATTTAAGGAAAGCAATAATAGAAGAAAATTTACATGCATTATTTAGATTAGTTGATGCTGAAGAACTGCGTAAAGCAGTAGTTGAAGAAAACTTACATAGTATTTTTAGAATGTCAAATTCAACAGAAGACTTCCAAAGTGCAGTTACTGAAGAAAACTTACATAGTATTTTTAGATTAATTGAAGATGAAGATCTACGTAAACTATTATTAGAAGATAATACATGGAAGTTATGGCCAATACTACATAGATATACCAATACACAATTTGTTGAAGGATTTAAGAACTTTTTTGTAAATGGAACTGAAATATGGGATGATTGCTTTAGTAGAGGACAGTTAAAAAGTAAATTATGGTTAATTGATACATTAAAAGCATGCGATGTTGAACTAGGCACAGTATTCTTTTGCGCCGGTTGGTATGCTACCCTTGCTACAATGTTATTTGAGAGTAACATTAAAGTAGATAAAGTTAGATCTTTTGATATCGATCCTAGTTGTAGAAGTATTGCTGAAACTTTTAACAAGCCTTGGGTTAAGGATGAATGGTTGTTTAAAGCATGTACAAAAGATATAATGGATATAGACTACGATTATGAAAGTTATGAAGTACAAAGAGCAGATGGTACATTATGTCCTCTTGACGATACTCCTGACACTATTATAAACACCAGTTGTGAACACATTCCTAATTTTAAAGAATGGTATAATAAGATACCTACAGGTAAACTAGTTATACTACAAAGCAATAACTTTTTTGAAGTAGAAGAGCATGTAAATTGTGTAGGTAGTATTGAAGAGTTTGCAGTAAAAGCACCTATGCAAAACATTTTATATAGCGGCGAATTAGAGTTGCCCAAATACACGAGGTATATGTTAATTGGATACAAGTAATTTAACACTACGAGAACTACAGACTGAAAGTGCTAGAGCACTAAGTACTATGCAAGCGACTAATAATAACATATATCAGTTTAATAAGAAAGCACACCATAATAGCCAAAATTGGTATAAGGCTGTAATTGATTGGTATGTTGAACAATACGGGGACTTACCTAGTAAAGTAGGCCCTGGGAAAGATATAAGGCTAGTTTCTGATGTATAATTATACTGATATAAAAAGTATTCACCTTGAAGTAACACAAAACTGTCAAGCTAACTGTCCAATGTGTGATCGTAATATGAACGGTGAAGGATTAAATCCGCATATTAATTTAGATGAACTATCATTAGAAGATTGCAAAAATATTTTTACAAAAGAATTTATTGCACAATTAGATACAATGTATATGTGTGGTAACTTAGGAGATCCTATTGTTGCTAAAGACACATTAGAAATATTCAAATACTTTAGAGAGCATAATCCAAACATGTGGTTAAGCATGAATACAAATGCAGGAGCAAAGAATGAAACGTGGTGGAGCGACTTGGCGGCAACTATTGGTAGGATGGGTGCTGTTATTTTTAGCGTTGATGGTCTACGGGATACTAACCATATCTATCGTCAAGGTGTTGTTTGGAACAACGTAGAGCGTAACATGCGAGCATTTATCAACGCTGGCGGCAGAGCCCGTTGGGACTTTTTAATCTTTGAACACAATCAACATCAAGTCGAAGAAGCTGAAGCACTTGCTAACGAATGGGGCTGCGAAAAGTTTATGAAGAAAAAGACTGGACGCTTTATTACACAAGATTCAAAAAAGAAAGAATCTCATCAAGCAGTAGACCGTAAAGGTAATAAGTCAGCAGAACTTAAAAAACCAGATGCAAAATATTTAAATAAAGCTCTTAGCAAACAAGATGTAATTATAAACAAGTACGGTAGCATGGATGCCTACTATGATGCAGCACCAGTTATTTGTAAAGTTAAAAAAGAAAATAGTTTGTTTATTACAGCAGAAGGACTTGCTATGCCTTGTTGTTGGACTGCTGGACGTATGTACAAGTGGTGGCATAAAGATCCTAAAGTAGAACAGATATGGGATTTTATTGACAAAGATCAACTAGATGCTCGCAAAGGATTAGAACAAGTGTTTGCTACTGGAACATTTGATCGAATACAAGAAAGCTGGACAAAACCTAGTTGCAGTGAGGGTAAGTTAAAAGTGTGTGCAATGAAATGCGGTGCTGAGTTTGATCCGTTTGCGGAACAATTTAAATGAAAATAGCAGTACTAGGGTGCAGTTATAGTAATTGGTGGGACGCTAATATTTT